GCAAAGCGCAAGCCATGCCAGCGCGCTTGCGAAGATTCGCTTCATCACTTGGTTCGCCAAGTGCCGGCGCTGAAGCAATAAAAGATGGTGACGCCGCTCGCCACCGTCAGTGAATAGGCAGCGTTCTGCCCAAGCACGTTGATCCTATCGCCGCCGGTCACGCCGCCCTGCGTCGCCGACGACGGATAAACATTGGCGGCATTGGTGGTGGCGTCGTTGACGATGACCATGCAAGCGCCGGGAATAGCCGGCGGCAAACGAACCGAATCAGCCGCAGTGGCAACGGTGGTGATGCGGTTCTGCGAGTTCATCAGCAGCAGCGCGCCAGTCTGGTTGTTGTTAGGGCTAGGGCTGGCGGTAATGTTATCCAGCGCCGACGTATAAAACTGCGTGTTTACGGCTTGATACTGCGTCGCAATACCAGTTTTACCTTTTGCACGATCTACAAAGCCTGTGACCATGGCGGTGATCCTTTATTCGCTATGCGCAAGTTTTTGCGCTGCCTGCTTGCTCAGCGGCTCATCATTGAGTCGCGTGCCCGCAATGACGTTGAATTTCCCTGGCGCAACTTGCACGATGAACCGGTCAGTCGCTGCCGGCGCTGCAACATGCTGTTGCGGATACGGTTCGATATAACCGGCGCTGTAAAGTGCCCGGCGATTATTCATCGCCAGCACTTCTTCGCGCGTGAGATGTTCGTTCGCCCGATATCGCCGTTGCCGCCCGTCCTTCAGAATTGTCTGGAAAGTCTGTCGTACGCGCGCGCCGGCGATATCGGCATCGGTGATTTCAAGAGCCACGATGGCCTCCGTTCATGGTAAAAAAACAGCATCGGATCGGCGGGCCAGGAGGGACGACTCCGCGCCCATGCACGGCTGGACGCAAAGCCCGCCGCCACCGATGCAGTAGCACTCTAGGGGAGGAGGCCCGCTACTGCACGATCCCCTTGAAGCGGATGCCGAGATCCTTCCCAACGACTTGCATGTCGAACGCCATCTCACCTTCAGTCCGCACCGTCTCAAGACCAAGCCAAGGCATCGGCACGTTGTAGACGCGAATGCCCATGGTGTTGATGCCGGTGAATCCGGACCAAGCGAAGATGTAGCCGGCGCTGGGAATCATGATTCCCGGCTCAGGAGCAACGTGCAGCAGCACCGCATCCTTCGACGCGACGAAGTTGAACGTCGGTGCTGGCGGCGAGCCTGCCGAACCAACCGCCGTTTCAGCTCCGGTCGAGTAAACCGCTTTCGACACCACCATGCGATTGACGTCGAAGCTTCCCGCCAACAAATCCGGCGTGATCTTCGACGCGTCTGCTCTCGTGGTATATTTAATGCGATCTACAACCAAAGGATGTTTGCGTAGTCCCATGTATACTGGGAACGCAACCAACAGTGTGTTCGCTTCGAAGCCGGTGTTTTGCAGAATGTTGATTTGCGCCGCTGAGATATCCGTATACGGATCGCCATTGGCGTCATCATTCCAGTACGCTGGAGTTGTTGATCCAGGCGTGCCGCCGGCGGTGCCGGTCCAATCCGCTGCCCAAACACCATCAACAAGATATTGTTGAACGAAGAAACGATCCCGTTTTATGAGCAGCTTCTGCATGCAAAACTTAGTTGTCGCTACGTCCATATTTACAGCTGGGTCGGCATTGCGCCGTGTCTGGGCTCCCAAATCTTTGTGGTAAGCCCAAACAGCTGCACTGTAGACGGCGGTCCCCAGATTGAAGCCGCCGCCTTCCGATTCGTCAGTGTCGCCGCGGATTTGCGCCTCATCTCGATAGAAGTCGTCTTTCGAGAATTGGAACCATTTGTCGGTCTGGTGTTCGACTGGCACGATGGGGAAGATTTTATCCGCAACGTAGTTCTCTTGGTCCTGAATGTACGCAGTAGCGATTTGCGTAAGCGCCGCCTGCACATGGACCTGTTGAAAGGTTGGCTGAGGCATTGTGAATGCTCCTCTGTGCTAGGTGACGACTTTGAACGGTGGATTGAAAATCCGAACCGTTCCGATTGTATCGGCCGCGCCGGGTGCATCGATTGCTTCGGCAACTTGGAAGTTGCCCGCACCGGCTACCCAAGCAACCAAGCGGCCGTGGGTATCCGTCATCAACGGATATGTCGCCGTAGCCAGCGACCACGCACCGCCGGCAACGGCTTTGCTGATGCCGCTGAAAGCAACATCTGCTGCTTGTCCGGCCGCCGGAGTATTCTGCAAGATGCCGAAAATCTCCGCGCCGGTTGCCGACACGACCGTTACTGTTCGCGCCGACGTAATCTGCACGCCGAGGAATTGACCGGACCCATAAGGGCCATAGAGAGCCGATGCTGGATTCCAGTAATTCGCGGCAGCGACGCAGCCAGAGTATTTAAGAAACGGGCTTTCGCCTGCCATTGTCTTTCTCCTTTATGCTGGATCAGGCGCGGCCTGATTCTTGGGCGTCCTGAATGACAAGATCGCGATGCGCCGGGTCCGCATAGACCTTGGTGAACGCCTGCGCTTCCGACATGTCGGGATGAGTCTTGCGGAGTTCGGCGGCCAACGCCTTGATTTGCTCATAGGCAGTATTGCCGGCAACGCGATGCCCGCCGGTATAGCCGCGCTCCGAGAGCAAGCCAGCCGATTTCGCTTGCGCGATGCTGGTCTTGGTCACGTCAAGCAATTTCTCGATGGCTGCATTATCGTGGTCGAAGGCTTTTTGAATAACCTCGCCCATATCTTCGGGCAAACCCATCGCCACTGCGCGCTTTCTTAAATCATCAAGCTCACGCTGCTTGCGCAACTTGTTGACCTCTTCGAGCGCAGTCTTGCCTTCCGCAAGCCGCTTGCGAACGGATTCCGGCAGCGCTTTGAAGGCTTTTTCGGTTTCCTCTTCGTCTTCTTCTTCCTCTTCATCGCGCGGTTTGCCATTGCCGTTACCGTTGCCGTTTTCTTCTTTTTTTCGGCCGCGCTTCTGGTTTGCCAAGATTTCGGCAATAGCCTTGAGCGCGTTTTCTTCGCTCGTGTCTTCAGTCAGACCGAGCGCCTTTAGGAGTGCTGCTGTCATTGGATTCTCCTTTGCAGCTGGTTGCTTCACGGCAGACGCCCGGTCGCCGCTCAGCGATTTACCCAACTCGGTTTCGAGATGGGAATGGAATTGCGTGAACGTCTTGGCCAGCATGGCGTCCTTGTCTTCTGCACCGTCGTCGATGATCGATTTGACCGACTCGGCCAAGCTCTCGGTAGCCTCAGTAACGATCTCGCTGACTACCGGCTCGCCAACTGGGTTCACCGTGAACAGGCTCTCGATGAACTCGGCAAAACGCGAGCCCTTGAAGGCATCGGACAATTCACTGCTAAGACCCAACGCGCGCGCCCGGCGGCGAATGTGCGCCTTGGTTGCACCGGGATTCTTGGCTCGCCCGATGGCTTGCATGGCGTTGTGCAGATCGCTGCTGTTTTTGATCGGGAATGAACCGTCCTTCATCGCCGCACCGCTGGACGCAGCTTCGCGCCGCTGTTCAGCCGAGAACTCGCGCTTGAGATAGCCTTCCACTTCATCGGGTAATTGCCGGTCGTCGTCTCGTTTCATGAGCATGATCTTCACTCCTTTGCCGGCACCGCGATCGACGCTCGAAACCTCGTTGATCTTCAGCCGGCGCAAAATATTCGGCATGGTCAATACTCCAGCATGATCTATTTGCTTGCTGCGCTGTGCCGCAACAGCCGGATTTGCGTTTCAATCACCACTGGTCGAGCCGGCGGATCATAATAACTGCGCACCAATGCGACGGTCGCCAGCGCGGTAGCGTGCATGACTTCGCGCACCGGCATGTCGTTGGCCATGTTGACGATGACCGCAGCCATCTCCTTGACGCGATCAACCCGCACCTCGACGTCGTAGCTTCGTTCGTTCATGCTGAATGCACCATCGACTTTAGCAGATCAAAGCTCTCAATGACGACGTGGCGCGTATTGCTGCAAACGATCAGAGTATTGCCGCGCGGAAATTCACTGCGCCGGTCATCGAGCGGCTCAATGCTCTCTATCCAAGCAGTCAGAATTAAGATTCGACGACCACTTGGCGTTGTCACTTCAATGATCGGTGTCATTTTGTGCTCGCGGCGTTTGCGGCACCATTGCCGCACGCACTACATCTCGTTCAAGGGTTTTTCTATGGCGAAAGTTAAGGGTCGAGCGGGCCTCGTTCAGTTAGAGAGCCGCCGCGAGCACAATTCACGTTTCGATTGCTTTGATCCAGCCTAGCGCCAACAACGCATTCTCGGCATCGTTGCGATAACGTATGCCATCGCGGCAAACCGGCCGGTTGAGAGTCAGCATTGAAAGCGCGATGGACCGCTTTAGTCCTTGCGCCCTCATGATTGCATAGGCCATCGACGGGCCGCGATTGACGCCCGCAGCGCAATGCGTCAGCACGACATTGCCAGGCTGGCTGAGCATACGCACGCCAAAGCCGACGCCAGGTCCAAACCAATCAGCGCCTTTGGTCGTGCCGTCGTCTTGGGTAGGATCGGACAGCAAAATAATGCCGGCTTGCGGCGGAAACAGCGGAATCTCGTCGTCCGTGTTGCAATCAATGACATGAGTGACGCCGATAGCCTTTAGCTGCGCTACGTCATTAGCGTCCTGAACGTTGGCCCCGCACCAGAGACGCTCGGTGATTTGACTGCAATCGTATTGCATGAGCCTGCCCCGTCATGATGGCATAAGTTGCCAGCTCACTATCTAATTCAGAAATCGTTCGGTGGCGTGATTTCTCGATTGGCGGCTCGGCGCAAGCCGACAAGCAGCGCCAGCCTTTTTCCGTCAGATACCAGCGGCCCGCTTTGGGATCGAGCACAACATATCCCCAATTGGCCAGCTGAATGATGCGGCGCTGATTCGGATCAGGTCTCGGCAGCAAATCACTCATATCATTCTTCGCCCTCGTCAGACTCATCCAAGACCACCAGATCAAGCTCGCATTCGCAATTAGGATGAAGGGGAGGAGCATCGCCGGCATCACCGAAATCCTCATCGAGATCAACAGGACCCTCATCCGCCGCTTCCTCGCACAGCGGACAGGGATTGTCGCCAAGCGTCCAAATCTTCTGGATAGTCCCGCCGGCCAGCTTGCCGGCTTCCAGCGTGCCTTGGTTTTGCGCGTCATTGATTTCAGTGCGCGCAATCATCTCGGCGCGGTCATCCGAGAATAGCCCAGTATCGCTCAATCGATCCGCAAGCGTATCAACATCCCAATTGCCGGTTATGGCTTGCGCCACCAAATCTCCCAAGCCTTCGCGCGTGGTGTCGTTGATACCAGTAATTAACTCGCCGGCTTGCTTGTCGGCGTAATCAACGGCAAACGCCCGCGCTGCATTCGACATCGCCACCGGGTCGTCGGCGTCCAGCAGATTGATGCTGTGATCCGCCGCACGCGCTGCAGCCTCGATAAAGCTATTCCGCAATGTCCGCGTTTCCGGCTCGACCAGGGCGTCCTCGACATCGTCATCCGCCTTCGCAACTTGGCTGGCATGCCGATTGTGCATGTTATGCAGAAAGCGCTGCTTCTGCTTGGCGAACAGCCGCTGGACCTCGTGAAAGACCGCTGCGGCGTTATTTATATCGAAAGGGCGCGCGCGCGAGCCGCCTGCCCCGCGCTTTCAATTCAGCCAAGGTGTAGGGCTTTGTCTCGTCGGCATCCACCGCTTCGAACGGCATCGACGAGCCGCCTATCGACAATTCCGGCAACAGACCGCGCTTGTGCGCGTCCCACAAATCGGGGTCGTCGATCTTATAGCCGGCAATCCAACCAACCAAGCCGTCGACTTGCTTCAACCC